GTCTTCGCGAGTCCCTTCTGCTCTTCGAGGAACGCTATAGAGTTCGCGAACTCTTGCATCTTGTCCGTAGGCATGGCCGAGAGCGTCTGATTCAATACTCGCTGGTACTGAATCTGGCGCTGAATATCTTCCGGCGATGTCAATGCCTGCGCCTCTTCGGAAAGATCGTTGTAAATATCTCGCGCCTGCTGGAGCGACTGGATGTCGAACAGGGAACCGCCGCCCTGTAGCGCGGAAATCTGCTGTTCCAGAATTGCCGTGTCAGCGGCAAGGTCGTCGAGGAACTTCGTCGCGGCATCTTGCCGCTGGAACGCTGCCGTGATGTCGTTGATCTGCTCTTCTAGTGCTCGCTTCTCGTTGATCAGCGTGCGGATGGCGATAGCATCTTCGAGAACGTCGCCCTGAAGGTCGTTCGCCAGTTGCGACGTTAGCTGGAAGTCTTCCGCGAGTCCGATACCTTCCTGCCCAAGCTCCTGAAGGTTCGTCGCGTCCATTTTCAGGAAGGCGACTTCGTCCCGAAGTTGTTGAAGAGACTTCAGCGCCGCGTCCTGCTTCTCCTGATCGATAACTACGGGCGGCGGATCAGTCAGGTCGCCGAGCGCCTTGACTTCGTCGATGGTCGCTTGCAGTGCCGCCTGATTGCGCTGCCGCTGAAGTTCCTCGCGACCGAGTTGCGTCTCGATCCGCTTCTCCCAGTTCAGCCGCTCGCGCAGTAGTTCTATCTGATCTTCGCGCGATCCGGAGAGTTCGATGCCGCCGACTTCGGTGAAGAACTTACGTGTTGATCCGCCAGCTTCGAGACGGTCGAGTTCGTCGCGTAGTTCGCGGATGTTGTTCAGATTCCGGATGACTGGATCATCAGAGCCGACAAAGGCTTGCGCCAACGCTTCCGCTGCGCCTTTCGTTACATCGCGGACATACACGAAGCCGTCTCCGAGTGCAGTGACCAGACTGACCAGCCCCTCGAACGCTATGGTGATAGCAGGCAAGATCGTCTCGCCCATATCCTGCAAGGTATTCTTCAGTCCTTCCAGCGCATTCGAAAGCCGCAGCTTGTAGCCGTCAGCGACCGCTGCGAAGGCATCCGCTGTTGATCCCGCCGAGTTCTTCACGCCATCGAATACGTCCCGGACATTCGCGGCGTTGACGCCCACGAGAGGCAGAACAGCGCGCAGAGCGCGGACATTCGGGAAGACCCGAGCGATGGCCTCTTCGTTGTCGCCGAACGCGCCCTTCAAGTCCTGAAGCACGGAGAGCAGTCCTTCTTCCTTGACCTTGCGCCGCAGTTCTTCGGCATCCAGTCCGACTTCTGCGAGTGCTTTGCGCGCATCGTTTCCGGGTTTCTGGATAGCCGCCAGTGTCGCGCCGAGAGCAGTCGCGCCCTGATCGGCTCCGAGACCGATACGAGTCAGAGCCGCAATCGTGCCGCCCAGTTCGTCAAAGCCTACGCCGAGTTCAGATGCAATCGGGAGAACCTGACCCAGAGCGCCAGCGATAGAGTCGGCTTCCGCTTTACCTTCTCGGACCGTGGCGACGAGAATGTCCGTCGCCTGCGATGCGTTCAGGTTCTCTGCGCCGTAGGCGTTGATCGCTGACGTGACGGCATCCGCGACCTGCTTCGTTTCGCCCAGACCAGCCGCCGCCGCTTTCGCCGATTGTTCGAGAACGTCAAGTGCCTGTTGTCCACGGAAGCCCGCAGACGTGACGAAGAACAGCGCGTCGGCGAGTTCGTTCTGGCTTTTTCCGACAGTCGTGGAAAGATCGCGGAGCGGTTTCTTGAAGCTCTCGACTTCGTCTCGCGATACGCCCACGAGACCGACGATCTTGTTCAGCGTGTCTTCGAGACCTACGGCTGCTTTCGCGCCGACAGCAAAGCCGACTGCCAGTGTCGCGCCGAGTCCAGCGGCAGCGGTACTCGCGCCGACTACCGAGCCGAGTGCCGTGCGTGCCTGCGTAGCGAACCGCTTCGCCCCTGCGCCGACGCTGGTATAAGCTGCAACGCCAGCCGCGCCCATTCGTCCGAAGGCAGCGGTCGTGGCGTTGATGATTCCGATCAACTTCGTCTTCGTGGCAGACAACGCCTTCGATGCGATGTTCGTGCGATTCGTTGCCTGCGCCAGAGCGTTCGCCGTGGCTGCTGCTGCGGTCTGTGAAGCAGCGGCCCTTCCAGCAGCGGACGCGCTCGCGTTCAAGGTGCTCGCGAGAGCCACGTTCGCGGCAGCGGTCAGGTCTGTCGCGCCTGCTAGTTGAAGAGCCGAGCCTTTAGCAATCTGGTATCCGCCAGACGCCGTCTTCGCGGACTTCGCTGCGGCCTGAAGTGTGGCATTAGACTGCCCTGCGGCGCGCTTGATCTGGTCAAGTGATTTGACGACACGCCGCGCGTCTCTTACATCAGCCCTTATGCCTACTTGAAGTTCGGCCACTGTGCTTCTTCTCCTGCTTCTCGCGTGCGTGCGAGATGTACTCGCCGTCCATTAGCTGAATATAGTGGATCAGGTCAGAGCGATCCTCGATGGAGTGGAGCCGCGCATACGCTTCGATGTCCGAGAGCATGATCGGCTGCGGTCCATTAAAGCCGAATTGACGTGATCTGTCGAGGACAATGAATGCGTCCCAGACCCATCCGAGCGTAGAGTGTAGCTCCGGTGTGTCCAGTAGCATCGACGGGGTCCGTCCCGTCTGCTCTTCGACTTTCTCTAGCGCGCTGATGTGGGGACCGACTTCTAGGTTCCACTTCAGCGCGGCTATGAGTTTTTTTCGTTTTCCTCGACGACTTCCGCGCGAAAGGTTTCGCTAGACAGCGCAGCGGTCAGGACGTCTTCTTGAAAGTCCTCGAACCGCTTCATCAGTTCTTCGGCTTTCTCCGGCGAGTACTTGACAGCCTTGCCATCCAGTTCGATTCCCTTCCAGCCGATCAGCACATGCTTCGCGACTGCCTTGCGGGTCAGGTCATCTTGCAGCTTCGTATCCATACGCTTCTGCTGGATGCGCCGCTCGTACGGTTTCAGGAGAGTGTTCAGGTACTTCTTGAACGCCTCGTTCCGCATCGGGCGGACGATGATGGCTGCGCCTTCGCCGAGATCAACTTCTACGCCGTCTTCCGCGAGATTTTCGTCGATTTCAACGTACGACTTTGACAAGTCCATAGTGGTAGCTCCGTGGTGATGAAAAGAAAGGCGGGGAACCCGATCCCCGCCTGTCAATTACTGGATGATGGCCGGGATCGTGCCGTACCGATTCAGGCCGAAGGTGAATCCGTACGTCGGATCGCGCTTCGCCGTGAACTCGATGGTGACGAGCACGTCTTCGTCGTTGCCGCCTGCTACGACCTCGCCATTCGTGAATTTCACGGACGGGAAGTCCATCAGGTACGTGTTCCCTGCGGCATCCGTAACTGTGAACGAGACCGAAGTCGTCGTGAAGTTCAGATACCGCTCGAAGAACGAGCGATTGACGAAGTACGCCGAGAGCGTTCCGCTGATCTGCGTCCGACCGACACCGATGCCGCTAGACTCTAGCTGACCGATGCAGGGCTGGAAGCGGAGATTGTTCTCGACGTCGAACGAAATCTCGGTGAAGCATACGTCCGGATCGACCGCGCCGTCAATAAGCACGTTTCCGACGTTGTCCACTGCGTTGAACACGTCGTTCGCCGCGACCTCGATGCTCTCCGGGGAAGTCAGGCCAGCGATGATGCTGTTGCCCTGAACCGTCGCGTTCTCTCCGGAGAAGCCAAAGCTGCCCGTCAGAATCGCGCCCGGAGCGATGGAGATGTTCGCCGTGCCGACTCGCATACCCGTGAAGGTGAAGTACTCGCTGACATCGGTGAATGCCTTCTCCAGCAGGAACGACTTCAGCGTGGTCCCGTTGCGGAGATGACTCGACCGAATGCGGAAGCCATCCACGCCCGCCGACGGCAGAGCCGGAGACACCGTGATCGAGTTCGCGCCCGAGTTCGAGACGACGCGGTAGTAGCCGTCGTTGACCGGGGAAGTTGTCGAACCGCTGATCTCGATGAACGATCCAACTACCAGACTATTCAGGAAGCCGGTCGTCGGCGAAGCCGCTGCGATGGTGGACGTCGAGTCCGGTGAATTGAGTGTGACCGTGAACCCCGGATCAGCCGGTGAATTGAGATCACTGTCGAGGACTGCCGTCCAGTCGTTGTAGAGCATCCCTTCGAACAGATCGTCGAATGCGCCGAACGAGAGTTCGATCCCTACATCGCCGCCAGACTCGACGCCAGTCCGAATGATGTCCGAGACCTGACGGTCGCTGCGGATTTCTTCGGAGACTACGGTCTGCGCGCTGTAGTTCAGCGACTCGTTCGTGAACCGAAGCTCACGCAACGGATTCATCGGCGACGCCGTTGCCGGGTCTTCGCCCCACGTCTGTTCCGGACGATAGAACAGTTGTGTGCTTGAACTATCAGACATTGATTTTCTCCCTACCTAAGTTCGTCTGCTTGGAACGGCGTAGTCGCATTGTATTGCAGCCACGCGCCATCCAGACCGACACGATTCAGGGATGTCGCCCTGAATATCACTCCCGACACAGTGAGACCCTCGAAGATGTCCCTGACCGTGTCACCGAGTTCCAGCGCCAAGCCCGTCCCAGACGCAGCGGGAACGAAAATCTGGACGATGAGCACTCCCGCTCTTCGCCAGCGTCGAGTATTTCCCATCTCGACCTGTTGCGATGCTCCCGGAAGGACTGTCAGCCTGACCCACGTCGAGTCTTCCGGTGGCGTCACATCATCTCCGGCATTATCGAAATAAGCCGGAATCGTAGGCTGAAGACTACTCCATTGAGAGTTGAAACGCGAGCGAATGGTCGCTTCTGTAGCCGCAAATCCCATCAGTCAATCAGCCCCGCTTGTATTTCCGCGACGGAGATCGCCACCATGCCCGTCGGAGCTTGTGTAGACCAGCCGTCTTCTAGTCGCTTAATATACCGGACATTGTTGTAAATCCAAATAGTCTGCCCGAACTTCGCCTTCGCCATAGCGCCAAAGGCTTCCGCCTGCTGTAGTCCGCTGACCGGCGTCCCGGTAGTGACGCCGGTATCGAACGCGCTCTTTTCCGCCTGCGGGACATTCCGAACGCTGATCTGCCAGTTGCCGCGCGAACGTCCGCCGACGTATCCCTTCGGCGGCTTCCGTGGCGGATAGCTTTTCCCGACAGCGCGTCCATCCCAGATCGACGGGTTGCCGACTGGAGCCTTCGTGACGATCTTGTTGAACAGGTCGAACGCGATCTTTTTCTGGAGCGCAAGATGAGCTTCGGGAACTGTCCGCTCCCCGAACGCATCAAGTTCTTCGTTGAACTTCTTCAGCCCTTTGAAGACTAGCTTGTAGCCCGCCATCGATCACTGCCTCAGTTGAATCTCATAAGCCGCCGTCTGTTCTCCCGAGACGATAGGCTTCACTTGAACGACCTGCCACGTCTGCCCACTGATCACGAACTTGTCCGACAGCGTCGGCACGATGCCAGAGTTCGAAGACATCATGATCATCTGATCGCCCTGCTGGATCAGCGTCCCATCAATGCGGCTCTGCGCGTACGGGTTCGGCGGCGTGATCTTGACAGTTGTGTCGCTGTTCGACGTTGTGTTCTTGCCGGTAGCCGGATCGTAGGTCCGCGTCTGGCGTCTGTGTGTGGCGTTGAATCCGAACGTATTATCGATGAGTTGTGTCGCCAGCGGCACGAAAATCTGGTCGAAAGCTGTAGGCATGGCCGTAAGTCCTTGAATTTGAAAGGGAAATAAATCTTAAAAAAGTATTGACAATTTAAGATAACGCCCTATAATAATAATCAAAGGGTAGCACTTCAGCCGCCCCAGAGAAAGGAAAGAGAGAATGTTCAAAGTCACCGTAGAATATGCAGGACGCTACATCCCGGAAGCCGACGAGCACTTCGTTGTAGTTATCACGAACCGCGCTGGCCGCAAGTGGCACAGCAACTATGCTCACGGTTGCCCCGGCAACGCTGGCGAGTCTGCGATGGTACTCGAAGAGTACATCAACGACGGCAACAAAATTAACAAGGACGACTGGACTGAAGTCGCCGCCTAACCCGAGAGAAAGGAAGAGATCATGAAAGACATTAACGCACTCGTAAGCTGGATCGAAGAGAACGCCATGACCGAAGACAACTTCGAGAACGGCGAGCCGAACTTCAACTTCATCGAAGCCGACATCTGCATGACCGCCGCCGACTGCGACGTTGCAGACCCGCTTCCCCCGCTGCCGTTCAAGCCGTCCTTCGCGGACATCGACGCAGCCTTCGACATCATCTGCGCAGCATAAGGAGAGAATCATGTACGCACTGAGAGACGCAAAAATCTGGTACGGAGCGCGGTCGATCCCGATGCAGAACGTGAAGCTCCCCGAGTCTATCGAGTCTGCTGACGACCTCGATCTCTACGAGATCGCCGAGCAGTTGAACCGCTACGTCTACAATCGCGGGAACAACAAGTACCGGAAAGGCCGGTCCGCCGTTGAGCGGTGGAAGCTGGAGTTCGAGGGGACTTCGCCCGAGAAGGCTGCGGAGTTGAACGAGGAATTGTCGAAGGACGAGAACCTCGCCCACCTTAACCTGCCGCCGTTCAAGCCGACGATCATCGTCAGCGGCGAAGGCATCTCAATCATCTACGAGGGAGAGTAATCATGAAAGACACGATCACATTCGAGACCATCACGCAGGCTGCGATCTTCGAGCTTGAACTGAAGGGACAGATTTCCGACGGCAAGTGGGAGAACGACAGCGGCTCCAATTATCGGACATGGTGCGACGCGAAGGTTCTGGTCAGCGATGACGAGGACGATCTCGGACGCGACTTCTACGTCAGCAAGAATCTCGGCTTCGGCTCGAACGATCTGTTCGACATCGTCGGCGACCGGATGTGCCACTACGGACGCTGCGGTCTGATCGTCGAGCGGCTGTTCCCAGAACTGTCCACGAAGAAGAAGCTGCGGCTCGCTGGCCTGCTGGAAGACTGCCTCTGGTCAGAAGACAAGCCGTCGTGGAAAGGTCTGCCGAAGTGGATGCGCGAGTCGATGGCGAAGAACGAGGACTGGGCGAACAAGTACATCCTGCCATCGTGGAACAAGCTGATGGAAGCCGGTCCCGTGAAGATTCTCGAAGCCGCTGCCGACGTGTTCGCCAGCTACGACGAGGACGACGCGAAGAAGGACACGAAGCGAATCTCTAAGATCGCGAAGATCGAGAAGTAGTCACCACGGAAGGAACAGGAGCATCGCGATCCAGATCGCAACGACGAAGGTCACGATGCTCCAGTTCACACCGATGACCCTGCCGCCGACGCGGTAGTAGGTCGTTTTCGTTCCGGTGAATTTCCCCCACCAGTCGAAGAAGTTCTCTAGTTTTTCAAGTAGCCAGCCCATCAATTCCGGACCACTGCGCCGCCGTATTTCCGCGTCCAGTCGAGGAAGGGATCGATGGTCCCTTCGGCGTTCCAGTATTTCGTCGTCTGGCGTCCGCCGCCCTGCCCGACGTCGAAGTACTCGACTTCGAGCACGCCGAGCTTTTCGCGCTTCGTCTCGCGACCGAGAGCAGGCTGGATCACGCCAGTCGATGCGCCGTTCGAGTCGAAGGTCTCCGCCGCGATCAAGAACTGAGCTTCCTTGACCTCGTTCGGGATTTCGTTCTCTGGAATCCACTTCGTATCTTGAAACGAGAGCGGCACGTCCGACAGGTCACGGTAGAAAGGATCGAAGAAGTCAGGGATCGGCACGCCCCGACGAGGCCACGAGAGGCGCTGGTTCTCCTGCGCGCGAGAGCCTCTCCAGAGCATCCTGAACGCCTGCTCCATGTAGTCCGCTGCCTTGATCAGCGCCGCCTGAATCTGGTCCGTGTCGGCTTCTGCGAGCGTCGTATTCGCCCGATCCGTATAGTACGAGATGAACTCCGCGACTGTAGCGAAGGAGTTCGCTGTCGCGCTGCCTGATCCGGTTTCAACTGTGAATGCCATCTCTCACTCCTAGTTCTTCGTGATGTCCTGCACCACTTTGAACTTGCCGATCAGCGGCGTGAAAATCTCCCCGACGACGTCCGTGATCTGCACGTCGTAGAAGTAGCTCCCGACTGGTACATACGGCGACGCCGCGAACTGCGCCATCGGAAACGCTATCTTCCCATCTGTGCCGGGAGAGCTAAGTGCTGCGCCCACTGCCTGAAAAATCTGTTGCCCTTCTACCGGACTGACGTCGATGTTCGGAGCCTTGACCGTGTTAATGGTCAAGGTCGCCGTGTAGCCAGTCACATCCACTGGAGACCCGTCCGTGGTCAGGCGGATCACGATGGTCTTAGTGTCACCGCGCCTTCGCTCGATGTCACATTCTGTCGGTACGCCTACGTCTGCCATCAGCAAATCTCCACGTCAATCGTCTCGTCGAGAATCTCCACATCGATCTGATCGATGATCTCGACATCGATGGTCTGGTCAACAATCTCGACTTCAATACAGTCCAAAACCTCTACCTCTAGCGTCTCGATGTAGACGACGCCGCTGACCGTCGCGATACCTGCCTTCAGGAAGATCGGAAATAGCGACGGCGTAGCCATCAGACCGTCCTCGTTCTGACCCGCCCATCTGCCGAAACGCTGTAAACGGCTAGAACCTGCCTCGGAGAGACCTCGCCATCATATATCGTCACGGTCTGGTCGTCGAGTGACACTTCGGCATCTCCGCCCACGAGCGCCTTGATCAGATGGATGTCTTCAGGCTGGATCGCCGCAGAATGCGTGACCGTACAGCCCGGACCAGAGTTGTCTATGATATTCGCGCTGCCAGCGATGAAGACTGCTCCAGCCGTACAGGACGCCTCGATTGTCACCACTCCCTGCTTCATGGTGATGTGCAGCGAGTCGCCCGGATCGTCCATGTTGATGACCCGATACGCCCCGGAAGCGTTCTGTAGACCGACCGTGGACGGACCCGCGTCCGGAGACTCCGCAGGCGTCAGGTCTAGCGTCACCGTCCCGCCAGCGACGAACGGGAGCGGCTCGTTCAGCAGCGAGGTCGTGCCGTTCCGGAAGCCGATGGTCCCGATGATTCCTGCGAGGTTCGCCGCCCCGTCGAAGTTGCTGACGTTGTCGAACGCACACTCGAAAGCGATCAACTGCCCACCGCCGCCACCGTTCACGCCTTGCGCCCCACTGATGCGGCAGTTCCGCACCGTGGAGCCGTTCATGATCTGACCATTCAGATCGAGTTGCGGCAGTCCACCGATGCCGTCGATCTCGAAGTTCTTCAACTGTCGATCCACCGTGGCGTCCGCTTCCAGCGCGAGCACTTGCAGCCCGTTC